CAGCATCTGATTGAGCCTTCCTAACTGACGCTTCTTTAATCTTCTCGTGAAGCAATGGAAGATTGCGGTATCTCTGTACCCCGCCAAAATTGTTTCGAACGATAAAGGTTTTATCAAACAAATCAAAACGACCTAATAACCCTGGTTCTACAAATTGCATGATGCTGTACAACTCTTCAGGTTTACCGTTTTCAACAGGAGTTCCAGTAAGAGCAAATCTAATTGGAACTTTTGTTGCTAACTCTTTTACTTTTTTAGTGCGTTTAGACCTAAACCCTTTTATTGCAGTTGCTTCATCGCAAACAATGGCTGAAATCTCTAACTTATTGATTTCATCCCAATCGTTTACTACCGATTCATAATTGACAATAATATAGTCAATAGAGTTAGCACTCCAATTACGACCCATTCCATATTGTTCTTCTCTCTGTTTCTTAGTTCCGTCAACTACCAGGGAAGTGGAGTTGCTGAACTTTTTTATTTCTGCAGCCCATTGATATTTCAGGCTGGCTAAGGCAATTACCAAAACAGGTTTTGTTATCTTGCCTAAACTCATTAGGTTTTCTATTGCTGCAATAGTCATACAGGTTTTTCCTAAACCCATTTCATATGCAACAAGAACCTTGCCTCTTTCCGTCATTTTGTCTACGGCTTCAGGTTGGTAAGGTTTTAAAGTACCCGTAAACATCAGTACTCGTCGGGCTCCAGTTGAGCACCACAATCAGAGTCTACGCACACGTAGTTTCCGCAAGAATTACAACGGAATAGGTCTTCATCTCCGTCTAATTCGTTAATTTGATTTGACAAAGTATGCTCCTTCTCCATAAATCATATCTTTTGCGTTATCTAATCCAAAATGAATATCTTCTGCAGTCATTTCCCCTGGGTCTTTTGCTGGGAGTCCGTTGTAGTTAAAAAACTTGACTTCTATACCGTACTTCCTAGCACTGACAATTAATGACTCACAGGCTTTTCGACCTGCATCATCCGTATTTGGATTATCAAAAGCAGCAACTACAGACTCACTGGAACGTATTAGTTTTAGTTGTGCTTCGCTTACGATTGCACCAAAAGTTGCTACTGCTCCTGTTATTCCCACAGTTTCTAATCTAACAACATCTAAGGGGGATTCAACAACAACGACACGTTTTTTATCCATGTGTTGAACTCCAAACAATGTAGACGACTTTTTTACCCCTGTAGGCCTGTTTTTAAAACCCTTTGTACTTTGCGACTTTTCTTGCCAACCCAGTAATTCGTTTGTGTGAGGGTCTCTAATAACCAAAATCCATTTATCTTTATCCCAAAGAATTTCATATTTCTCCGCTGCTTCTGCAGTAATGCTTTTAGCGTGAAGTGCCCAATCAGGAGGAGCAGTAAACAAAGCAAGTCTTGCTTCTGACATCGGTATAGGTTTAGGTAAAGAAACATAATCAGGCATGTTCTTTAAACGATTACCTAGTTCTTCAACTGTAACCTCTTGTATGTTTGCAAGCCATTCTTTTACCTGCTCATAATCAATTACGTCGTCACCTTCATAAAACTCTTTTACGTGTCCTACTAAAGAGAAAACGCTTCCTTTAAATCCACAAGAAAAACAAATATGAGCACCTGTCTCTTGGTTTATCCACCAAGAAGGGTTAGCATCTTCTTTTCCTAAAATTCTTTTATGCATAGGGCAATGACTTAAAATCTCATCACCACGTTCACGTATTATTTCTAGGTCTAAAGTTGCTAAAACTTCTTTTATGTTAAAACTCACGGCATCAATCCTCGTTTACACACTGAACAAGAAGCCATCTTAGTTTCTTCATGGAAACAACCTGTTTCCCAGTTCCAAGTTAATGTTGTTTCACTTGGAGCACAGTTACGGCTTGCAACAATCTTTAAATTGCGTAAATCATCGTAATCGGGAACTGGTTCAAGACCTAGAATTACATCTGAGTCTTGGAAGAATGATGAGGAATAACCAATTGAATCTGCCGTGACTTTTCCGCCCTTCATTTTCCAAAGCAAAGTCTGAGTTGTAACTACTACTGGAATGTCATGACGTTGGGCTAATCTTTTTAAAGAACGAGTTACGTTAGTTATTGATTGTGGGGTGTTCATCTCACCAGTCATTTCATCCATCATGAGATAAACACCGTCAACAAATACAATGTCTGGTTTTAATTTTGAAATAGACGCAGACAAAGATGCAACAGTTAAACCGTTAACGGCATCAACTAAATGAAATGAGTTTTTCATTTGGTCCATGTCTTTTAACATGTCTATATAACGTTGTTCTTCATCTTGGAATAACTTTCCACGCCGTAAACGTCCATGCGAAACTTGAGCACGAATGCCGTCGTGACGTTGTTGTTGTTCACGGTTAGTCATCTCAAATGACTGGAACATTGGAACCTTGCCGTTTTGGTGCACGTGTATCGCCACAGCAAGTGCTATTTGTGATTTACCTGTTTTAGGGGGAGCAATAACTGTAACTAACTGCCCTCCCTGCAATCCAGCAGTTGCTTCGTCAATTTTGTCGAAGCCTGTTGGAATACCAATCATTGTGTGACTTGCTAGTGCTTGATACTCAGCAAATCTTGCTTCTGCATCTTTTGTTAAATCAAGTTCATTAGTTCCTTGAACACCTGAAGTATTAACTCTGGTGATTGCTGCTTCCATTGCAACCAATGCACCTTCATGGTCATTGGAAGTAAGTTTGTCAATTGCAGATTCAAGTCCTTGTCTAACTAATAATCTGCGACGAAATGCAACGGCTTGGTCAACAAGAAAATCTAAAGAGTCTTGTACATCTAAAACTTTATAAGTTGGATAATGGTCTTTAACAGTTACTGCTGTTGGGACCTCGGAGTATTCTCCGTAATGTTTAATTACAAATCGCCATACTTTGGCGTTGTCGTCGTCTAAAAACCAATCCGTGGTTACGCCACGTTGCAGCACAGGAAGGATGTCTCTGTCACGAATTACTTTACTGACGAGACGATGTTCGTTATCTGCTGCCACTTTTAAATGCTCCTCTTACAAGTTATCTAGTTCTATTCCCCATGAACCATACATCGCAACTCTACTCTGAATGTCTACGACACCACGTAAATTTACTCTATACGGCAAGTCGTCCACAAGTTCTTGTGTGACGCTGTATACCTGTGCAAAATTAAACGGATTTCCTCCTCTCCTGTCAAGAATTTCTATTACTTTATCTAAAGAAGTTTGATTCCATCCCTCTTCTTCAATTCCAGCAAGTTCTACTGACAAACCATAACGGTTTGTAATAATCCAAAGTTTGGCTACAGCCTCTTTGTTTATATTCTTAACTTGCAAAGAAGTTGTAGATTTAAATAACTTCTTTTCAGTTACTTCTTCTGCTAATGCAACAACGTCTGCAAGAACGATTATTCGTGCAGGTGTTTCATTAGAGATGTCTCCATTTTTCACAGCACCTCGACTCTTGCATACTTCAAAACAAACTCACGAAATGTTTGAGCATTTTCATTTGCTTGTTCTGCGACTTCTTCAGGAACGTTATCTGGCACAAGTATTGCATAGTGCCCATCATTTTCTTCCATGCGTTTCTTTACGAAGTCAGTGTGTTTGCAAGAGTTGCGGATTTTGTAAGACGGACAGGTACAACGTGCTTCTGGGTCGTCAGGACGTAGAGAGACCTCGTACACCCCTGTAGGTGACAGAAACACTTGAACAGTACGCCAGTCCACTTTTGAGCCTTTCATGCTCTTGCCCTCCGTAAGTCCTTGTTAACAAGACGAACTCTATGGAACGCTTCGTTAGCAAAACTTGCCATTGCCATGCTGTATTTGGCTGACCAATTTTCCAGCATCTCGTTGGTTGTGACTATTGTAGGTAAAGCCCTGTCATAACGACTGCGTAAAATCTCATCAAATGATGTGTCGTCATACTTAGAACCATACTCTTTGCCTAAGTCATCAAGAATTAACACTCTTACATTTAACCAGTCTTCTTTTGCACGTCCATGGAACCCATCTATTTCACGAGTTAGTTCTCGTTTTTCATCAGGGTCTGCATCAAATGTTGCTTTCTTTCGAGCAAGAAACTCTGGGTAAGTCAGGTAATAAATTGGTCGTGAAACCATCCCAAAATCTGAGTTCCCGTTGTACTTTAAAATGTTTTTTGCTTCGTCATCTTCTGGCAAACGACGAATAAACTCCGTTGCAGCAACTACAGCATGTGTGGTTTTTCCAAGCCCAGGCCCGCCATCAAACAGTAGACCAACACCTGTTAGCCCTAGACCACCAACCTGCTTGATGACAGACCCAGAACCTAAATCCTCTAGCCATTCTTCAACGACTGGAGGGAAATCTGTAATCATGTCAGATGGCTCTAATCCCATAAACCTGCGTGGAATATTTGAGTTACGTAAAATCCAATGCCTCTTCAATGAACTCAATTCATCAACTTGGTATGTCATATAATTTTTTCCCCTGTTTTAAGGTCATAATAATGCGTTCCGTCATAAGTAAAGTCGGTTTCGTTAATTGTTAAAACAAAGTACTTCTCCCCTGGAAACAGTATTGATGTAATAACGTCTAAAATTCTTGACTTCCATTTAGGCATCTCCACAATGCTAAAACATGGCAGGGATTGTTTTTTCTTCTTAGGCATCTTTCCTCCAGTGTAAAAATGATTTTACATAAACAATACCGTAAGCAATTGCAGCCACGATAAATCCGTATTGCTTGGTAGTTAAAGCGTAAACAATCCAAAGGCACTCGTTAATAAAAAGAACGGGCCAACCCCAAATAGTTTTTCGTCCTACAAGAAAAATCCCCGCTACTCCGATAGTTGCAAGAATCCATGACCAGTATTCAGTCACTGTCCTCCCCACCCTCCGCCTTTAAATTGAACTGCTGGTGGTGTAAACACTTTGTTCATAGGGTTTCCACAACGGTCGCAGTTAGGTCTTTCATCAGACTCAAAAGTAAGATGCATCTCTACAACACTACCCTCACATGTATCGCACTTGAAATCGTATTTAGGCATTTAATTTCTTCTCGTATCTTTCTAGGGCTGCTCGCCCAACGATGTTATTGTCGAAGGCCCTACCGTCAGAAGCGTACACAAATTCGTCACCAATGTCATCAGTCGGATTAACAAGTCCGATGTTTGCTCGTGCTTTGTTCATGTGAGTTCTAAACATTGCAAGATAACGTTTGTATAAGTGTGGTGCTTCGTCACCAACATCTTTGAAATTCTTTTCATCAGCCATAAACATCTTTAGAAGTTCCAGTTCAATCAGGGCTGTCGTTTGATATGTGGACCGCATCTTTGCTAGGGCTCCCGCCAGATTTTGGACGTTCACAGTTCCAGGTAACCACGGGAACTTACGACCAACAAGGAACGAAAACTCGGATGCCACATCGCGGACTGTCCATTGGTCTTTCGGTCGCTTGCCTCGTGTCTTAGTGTCCTTCTTGCTAGGTGTGGGCCCCGAATCCTCGGAATCCAACTTGCCGACACCACCGATGGCATCATCCTTGGCTTGTTCTTCTCGCCAACTTTTGTTCATGGTTTCCTCACTCACTTTGAGAATTTTTATATTTTCATTACTTATTGGCTTATTAGGTACTAATGACTTATTGACTATTGACTTAAGCACTAAGCCATCTGTACCAGGTGTTGTCCGCTGCTGTAGAGGCGGTGGTTGAGGCATCCATAGCCTCTGTAGAGGCGAACACAAGGTGTATTGGCTCTCTTTGTAGAATCCCCGATTCCGTTTTTGTCGGGTCGCGACTAGTAACCCCTTGGCTTCTAAGACCTTCAGGGCAGCCCTAACGTGGCTATCTGCTTTTGTTGCGGTCAGGCGACCTAGAGATGCTACTGAGGTCTCTACGACCCCTTCAGGGCTGGCTAGATGGCATAAGGTGACTAAGAGACGGAACTGAAAATGACTTAGGTCCGCGTCGAGAATTTCGCTAGGTAAGGTCATCAGGACGACGATACTTCAACTTGCCTTCTCCGTTAATCTGGTCCATAACCATTTTGTAAACGATGGCGACGAGACTATCGGTGAAGTCTTCCAATACCTCTGAGAGTTTTTCTTCCAGCACTTCAGTCTCTGTGTCTATGAGAGTTAGACCGTCTGAAATGTCCCAAATTTTAAATCCCTTGTCACTGAAAAAATCAACGGCTTCAAAAGCCTCGTCAGATTCGTCCCAAGCGACCGCGATTACGTCGTCTACTGTCATGCTGTGCATTAGAACTTCTAACGTTTCCCCAGTTCTTACAGGGACGTTATGTTCTGCTGAAGTCATGATTACTTGGTCATGAGTTTCATTAGCGTCTGATTGAGGAAGAATTACCTCTGTTGGAAGCCCTTGCTCAAAAAGCGTCCTAAGACCCATGGTGATGTCAATATCGTCTGATGTTCCGATAATTAATAGTTTTGCCATTTTGCACCTAGAGTCTACGAGTTTGGACTGTTACAGGACGGTCAAGAAGCATCATAACTGCTAATGCCAAAAACGATGAGGCAGGAGCCAAGATAATGAAGTCTATTACGTCGTATCCGATTAGGTACAAAATACCCACGGCTATTGGAAGTGCAAAAAATCCACGTAGTTTGCCTAAATCTTTAAAGGCTTCAATAGCCCCCAAGAAATACGCAGTACCTAACGTGACGATAAGTATGTCAATTAAAGTGGTCATACCCAGAGCCTACTACGGCTCTGTTAAAAATCAAGAAGGGATAGTGTTGGAGTTGCCTTCAAGACCCTTGTATGAGCGTAATCTCCAAGGTAACTTGTAAGGAACCCAGTCGTTTAAGGTATACAAAACTCTAGGCACTTTAACAGTTCTGCCTTGGTAGTTGTAAGAGTAAGAAGCGTGTTCTGTTCCAGACCAAAATACTCCTGAGACTTGTGGCAAAGAGCCATCAAAGTAGTCAGTTGCTTTGTACCCTTTTTCAAATTGAACGTTATCAATCCAAACTTCTCTAGAACTAACACTGCCACTTAAGTTAAAAGTTGCAGTTATATTTCCGTTAGTTGAAAGTCCTTCAGGGATAAACAAACTAATGTCGTACCTAGCCCATGAAGACGTAACGTTAATAATTTTTGTTGCGATATCTGAATCTGGACCGTCATCGTCATCTGCAGTTAGACTCATTGTTAAATTAACAGCAGAGGTTGCTTTAATGTAAGCAGATAAAATGTAAAAGTTTCCCTCAATTAATTTGTAAGTAACTGGGGTTGTGTTCAGTATTTTAGAAACGTTTAAGTTAGTTTGACCACTTAATTTCATAGAATACGTGCCAGGAGTACCAGCAGGAGCATCCGTTACTCTTGTTTTTGTAGAGTTAGTAGTCCAAGTGTCTGTGTTAACTTCAAATGAAGGATTAGAACAAATGTTTACTTTTTTTGCTTCTAGAAAAATATCAAGACCACGGGCTTCGTCAAATGAAGTTGCAGTTGCAGCAGGAGCAAATTGAACTAAATCAATATTGTAAGAGTTTTGAGTTGTGAACACTATTCTTAAACCTGCATAAACCGCACCAGTTGGGGCAGTAAGTGTTTGTTCAATTCTTTGGTATACGCCTGTAGTTCCATAACCAGTTCCTTGAATTGGTGAAGCAATCTGTTGGCCTAATTCGTTATACCAAAATACATCCGCAATTAAATTACCGTTAGAGTCTGAAGCAGCGTAGTAACTAAACTTATAAGAAGTACCAGAAATAACTGGAATTCCTTTTAAAACTGGGTTATCTCTACCTAAAGAAATAGAAGAAGTGTTAGATACAGAACCAGTTGCTGCTGTAGCAGGGGTTACGTTTGAACCGCTATTTGCATAAGTAAAAGTAGTTGGAGTTGGAACTGTTGCTACAGTAAACCCGTTTCCGTTAAATGTCGCATCAACATCAGTTACGTTTACAGTATCGCCAACTACTAAGCCATGAGCAGCACTAGTTGTCAAAGTAGCCACGTTATTAAGTCTGTACTTAAAAGTTACAACGGAAGCAGAAGTAACCATACGACCTGACCAAACAGTGTCAACAGCGTTAGTTCCTGAAGGTGCTGTTTTATTTGATACAGCAGTTAAGGTTCCGTAAGTTGATATCCAACGTCCCTTGTTTGTTGTAAAAGAAGAGTCTTGCACATCTAGAATTAAATTTGGAGACACAGTTACGGTTGGGTTATAGCCAGTCAATGACTCTAAGTAGTTTTGAATACCTAACTTAGTTCCCTTTGTTTTAAAAAGGTAAGCACCTTCACGGATTAACTTCTTTTGATTTCTGTATGGAAGTCCTCGTTCAGGATAAAGACCGAGATGGTTTTCTGTTAAAGGGAGTAGTTGTGGAGGTGTTCTTCTTTTTCCGTAAGAAGGTTGAACAAGTTCTGCTTGAGTTAGAAGTTGGTCAAACGTAAATGAAAATCCCTTTAAAAAAGTGTAAAGAAAAGTATTTGGACTTGGGATATCAGTTGGACTGGATTCTTCTGTTGTAAAAACTCTAGGAATTAAATTAAACATAGTTGCCTGAGAACCACGGTCTTTAGGCATCAAAGTAGATGCATAGCCTCCAGGTATCCACACATTTGCAGTGGTAAACATAAAAATTGCATAGTAAATGTATTGACCTGGAGTAATTGGCAAATCATTATCTAAATTGCCGTCTATGTAGTTGTCTTGACCGTCAATAAAATCAGCACGTTCTACAACACCAGACAAAGAAGTTGTTGAAGATTGTTCCCAAAGAATAATGCCGTCCTCTTCACCCTCAGGAAAGTTATCGTTGTTTCTTACTAACCTGATTTTTGTAAAAGAACCTGCAGGTGGATTCCAGTAAACTCGAATTTTTCCGTAGTCTAAAGCCACGGCTTCCATTGGTTCGGCATTGAGAACAAGCCGTGGAGCGTTGCCGTAATATCCTCCACGGAATACTAAACCAGTATACTTACCCATTTAGGTAACCTACGCTGACATTTGTATTGCGACGTAATCCAACTTCAGTGGGAATGACGGTGCTTGTCCATCGGTTACAGGGACATCTAAAACTACTTCATAAGTAAATGAAGAAGTGGAAGTTGTTTTAATTGTGCCATAACCGTTTTTAACTGTCGTTGGGTAACGAACTGTAAGCATTACTGTAGGAATTTGTGTAAAACGACCTACGTCAAAACTTCTAGAACCAATAATTAGAGCATCACCGTTAGTAGTTGTTGGCAAGTTTACTGTACCAACTTCAATAGCATAAGGAACTTGAGCAGGACGAACTATCTGTCCATTAAATGTGTTCGTTCCTGTAAATGTATTGTTTAATGATTTGTCAGCGTATGGAGAAAGGTCTGGGTAAGCCACAGACAGTGACTCCCAAGCCGTTCCACTCCAAACATAGACTTCTCTAAATAATGGTGTTGGCATTTGTTACTCGCTTACTGGTGGTTTAGTTAGTTTGTTGCCATCCCATAAATCTCCTGATGAAGGGGTTGAGCCCATTGCAGGGGTGTACTCGATGATTGTTGGCTCACTGGTTAACATTGCAGCAAGTCTTTCATCGGTGTTTAAAACTTCAACTACTTCATTATCTAAAATGATTAGCAGTTTAATTGGAATATTGTCAGTCATCTATTTCTTCTCCTTTAGGGTCTACTGTAACAGCCCCCCACTTACCTACGGGGCATGAAGCGTGTGGAAGTTTAGCCTTTTCGGTCATAAAACAACCACATTTCTTACATGTTTTGGTTGCCTGTATTAAAAACGGGCAATTTAAACAATGTGTTTCATATCGGTATTTGAAGGTGTCTTCATCTACTCGTCCAATTTTAGGGTTTATTAAATCCCAAGGGCGTACTGAGTCACCTGCGTGTTTTTCTTTCCAAATGTCCCATGGACGGGCTTTATCGGTCATTGTTATCCTAACTGCTTTACGCTAATTGCTCCGATTGTTGTACCTTCTTCAAAAGCACTGCCAGAACCAACAATACCAAAAGAAGTTCCAAGAGTCACTGGTGCTTGAGTAGTTGTTGACACTAAGTTAGTGTAGTTGTTATCGCTGTAAGCATTGATTGTGTACCCAGAAATATCACCAGAAACTTGTAAAGCAGTAAATCTTTGGTTAAGTTCAACGTCTTTTACAACACGGATTTCTCCGCCTTCCATAGCCAACACTCTTACATAGAAGTATTGGTTATAACCAATACCAGTTTCGGTTCTAACGCAAACTTCACGTGTTCCTGAAACAGCACACCCTGTAACAATTGTGCGAGTAGCGTAAACACCAGTACAAGTAACCTCTGTGGTGCACTCTGTTGTACTAGGCTCACGTTTTCTGCAATACTGTTCGTAACAAACGCAG